ACTTGAGCCATGCCTGAGGCTGGTCTGTGTAGATCAACTTTCCTGTTCCGTTGGTGTCTGCACCAACTTCGTACTGAACGCGCATTGCTGCTGTTGGATTGCGTACACCAGGAAGCATAATTTCAGTAATGCGCAGACAATCTGACGGGTACTGGTACGCATATTCCCAGTCAGGCGGTGGATTGCTCGTATCTGCAAGCGCCACGCGTTTGGTAGCAAAGTTCCAGTCAAAATCAGAAAGCACAGCATCACGGCAGGCCTCAAAGTGCAGCGAACATTCCCCCGCTTCCTTGCTGGCTTCCGTCAGGCTGTTAATGCTGCGGCTGTTGCCAATATTGGACAGCGCACGATTACAGATCTCTACTACAGAGGCCATCACTCACCTCCGTTACCGTACAGAGTTTCAGCCGCTGATTTTTCTACATCCCCGGAAACAGGAGCGATCGCCATATCAGTGATCTGCAGATCGGCGCTGCGATTAACGCCATCGTCAGTTTCTCTGGCAGACAGGCCTCGAATAACAGCCTTTGCAGTTATCATCACTTCCGTTCCGACGCCCTGAGGTTGCGCCTTCAGCTTATTCAATGTGTCGTTATTAAGAGTGATGCACAGCCCCCACGGGTATTCATCGCGAGTTCTGGTTTCTCCGCTCTCATCCTGGTAGCTGTCAGTGCCGGTTTTGAGGTTTACGAGTTCCATATACACTCCTGCAATAAAGGGGCCGAAGCCCCTTGTCTGATTCGCGAGGCTTACACGCCCAGTTCTTTACGCTTATCTGCGATCTTCTCGCGGAGCGTTTCTGCTTTGGCGTTATGGTGTGGCTTCTCGTTAAAGAGCAATTCGTACTCTTCACGGAGCTTATCCAGTTCACCATCATCTGACACATCGTTGATGATTTTGGTGCTGGTTGCTGCCATTGACACCTTTCCTGCAACTTTTGCTTTTGCCTGTCTGGCTGCATCGTTAACAGGTTCCAGTGCGCTACCAGGCTCACCTTCGTATTCGATTTCTGCTCCCTCCGTCCACAGTGTGTTATGGATATGAGAGAGGCGCAGAACGCGGTATCTTGGTTTCTCACCAGACATCGATATCACCTTAACCAGTTATTTTTGAGCGGATCGGGTACGGTGTATTGGCATCAACATCCAGACTGATACCCGCAGTGAATTTGCCGGCCGTTAGTGGGCCAGTTGCGACGGAGTAGTTAACACGCAAATATCGCTGAACACCGGCAGGCACCTTTGCAGAAACAACTCGTTTACCTGCTGTCAGGGTGGCCTTTGCCAGTGCGCCACTATCATAAATAGTGGTCCAAGAGCTGTTATTCTCACTCGTCTGCAACTGGATGTTTACAGTTGCCTCACCACTTGCCGTGGCGGCTTCGTTAACCAGCGCCCAAAACTCAAGCGGGTAACCCACGCCGATATCGCGACGGTTTCCATCAATTGGGCCGAGATCGATTACGTCAGTAGAAGCCGCGGTATCAGTTACCGCCTGTGCTTCGGAGAACATCAACAGTTTGTCGGTGATCATCTTCTTTCTCCATTAGTGGGTCTGTTACGACCCACAGGTTAATAACAGGCGTTACACCACGCGGGCTTCTGTTTCCAGAAGCGCATCAGTTTCACGGATTGGTACACCACGGAATGAAGTCCACCACTCGCCTTCAGTCTCTTTTACGCTGATAGCCAGAGATGTTTTCTCCAGAGACTGCAGATCAAGAGCCTGGCCTACAGTGCGGTTCATGTAGAACACCGGGCGGCCCATGCCACGGTTTGGAATGCGATGCAGTGCTTTAACCATCAACTTCGCAATATTTGCGGCAGAGGAAGGTTCTGAAAGATTGCTGACATCGATGTTTGCAATGCGAACAACATAACGCCAGTCACGCAGAGCAAGTCCGTTGTCCCATTTGTAATGGGTGCGATAGCCTTCGTACTTGCCGCCATTAGCATCTTCCAGTGTCACCTGGCCTTTATCTTCCATCTGAATGCCAGCCTTCTGCCCTTTCGGGAAGATGCCATGCACGGTGTTTTCGCCCCACACTACTAACCAGATTGAGGTGTTATCTGTACCCGTGCCACCAGCATCAATGATGTTCTGAGCATTACCCGCAGACAGGCTGGAATAGCGGGAGGACAGTCCCATAAACTGCTGAGGGTTAACGCTGGAATCACCATAAAACAGCGTCTGCGCCATCTGCTGATTCATCGCTTCAATAAATGCTCGGTCTTCAGACAGGCGGAATTCGGCGGTATTGCCGTTCAGATCAGCCAGTGACTTATCGACTTCAGCATAGGTTTCCAACATGCCAACGGGATCGGTGACCTGCACTGTGGTTGATTTGCTTGGTTGTACGCCATAGTTCAACAAACGCCAGGTAGCAGAAGGTAAACCAGAACGAATGGTGGTTCGGTGTCCGGTAGGAAGGTTCCCTTCGACAAAAGGCATATCCTGAAGGATCGGGTTAGTTTGACCGAGAAGCTCGATAATCTTATCGACTTTCCCGTTTGGATCGACGCGCTTACCCCAGTCAGCCAGCGTTAGCGCAGTTAAGCCTTTAACAGCCATTGTTATTTCCTCTCTTATTTGCCATAGAGCACTTCGGCCGCACTACGCTGGCCTTCATTACCACCGGTGACCATGCCATCTTCAGACATCGCCTTTCCGATTTTCACGAACGTTTTGACCAGGTCAGGGTGATTACCCAGCCCGGTGGTGTTCAGATATTCTTTGAGTTCAGGTGTCCCGAACTGGTCAAGCGCACGCTGTGCGGCGCTAAGGTTAGAAATCAACTTGTCGCCACCGATTTCTTTGTCGGCTTTTACATCAGCAGCCCACTGCTCGGTCGTTTTCTGCCAGGCTTCTGCCTGGCGCTGCTGAACACCTGCCAGAATCTTCGGATAAGCATCAACCAGCTTTTGCGCTTGCTCGTTGGTCAGGTTAAGTTCTCGCGCCACCGGCTCGAATTCCTTCAACGCTTCTGTATCCAGCTCTACGCCTTCGGCAGCCTGAAACTCGTACTTCTCAGGCGCACCCTCTGGTTTATCGCCGTCCTTTTTTTCATCCTGCTTATCGTTTTCAGGCTTTTTGTCATCAGCAGGTTTATCGCCATCAGCAACAGGTTGTGGCTTATCACCTTCCTGTTGTGATGGATCACCAACTGGAGCAGGGTTATCACCTGCAGGCGCTGACGGTTCTGACGCAGCCGGAGCTGCTCCACCATCGACTGGTTGCTCATTGCAAAGACGGCGATACAGCAAACGCTCAAATAAACTCATGATCACTCCTGTTCACTGGCCTCTTTGGCCATCTTCAAATACTGTTCAGGGCAATGCGCCATAACGCGCTGAAACAGTTCCAGCGCCAGATTGCGTTGCCCCTCATTAAATGCCATTGCCATAGCGTCCATCGGTGAGATAGCGGAAAACACACGGCCTTTCTCCAGCACCGACCAGACAACGCGACGCCCCTGTTCACTGCTCATGACAAAGCGAATGTCATCAATTTCACGCTGTGCCATGTCACGTTGCTTACGGGCGCTTTCTTCTTTCAGTTGATCATCTTCGTAATCTGTCATTGTGATTGCCCCCCCTGACCACTAACTGCATTCGCCATAGCTGACAAAACACTCGGATCCGAAGTTTTAGCTTCGCTTAGCGTCTTGGCACCCTGTGCCGCTGCCATCCCCATCGCCATCATTTGTTGCTGCTGTTGCTGCTGTGCCCGTTGCTGGCGAGCCTGCTCAACCTGTTCCTGCGGAACAATGACGGTTGGAGACACACCGGACATATCAGCAAATGCATCAATCGCCTGATCAACGTTGAGTTTGTCGAGAGCTTCTGGTTTCGCTTGCGCAAGTTGACCAATGAAGTTGACCGTGGATGCCAGACTGGACAGGCCGATAGACTTCTGCGCCTGAGCCATGACGGAAATGTATTCGACCTTCAGGGGCATACCTTCCATCGCGTCAGGCGGTGGCGGCAGCATGTTTTTACGCACCATCATCGAGAAAGCGCGGTCAATGAGAGGATTAAGACATTCGTCGTTCAGACGCTCCAGAACCGGACCCAACATCAGAAGTTTTTCTTCTTTCATTTCAATCACCGCTTCAACAGGCATCGAGCGGGTATTGATGTTCTGCAACATCATGAACAGATCGACAAAGTAGGCGCTGTTAATGATTTGACGAGTGTCCTGAATGTCTGCTACCAGATCTGCTGTACTGGGGTTAACCAGATAAGCAGGCCTGAAACCATCCTGACCAGTAATCTGATCGATATACGTGATGTCGCCAGGAAGAAGGGAGGCGCGCTGATTCTTGAGGGAAGTCGGAGCAACCATCGGCGGATTGGTGGCTTTATCAATCAACTGCGACTTGCGCTTCTGGAGAAGCTGCAATGCCTTAACAGGTCCAAGCGCCAGCATACCCGGGCATGATGATCCATAAACATCTTCGCCGTTAACTTCCCAGCGCGGAGCCATAATTGGAAACTCATCGAATCCGGACTCACGCAACAACTTGTCGTTATCGCCACCAACCTCGTAATAAACCGATTTGAATGGCTTGTTCTTGCTATCCAGCTTCGATGTATCGCGGTCAATGTTCGGGTAAACCGAATGCATCACTTCAATCCACCTCTCGTAGGTGCCGCTTTCCCACATGCTTTTTACGGATTCGCTGACGTTATTTAGTCCAAACTCCTGAACAAGCTGACGAACAGTCATAGAGAACTTGCGAAAACAGGTGTCCACACTGCCACGAGGTGAGTTAGCCAGGTAGTAACTTCCTATCGGGAATGGCATTGTACGAATGATGTCCTCGTCATCCTCCAGCACCGCCATTGCGCCAGTGCTGTATGTGCCGAGGCTTCCGTATAACTGCGGCAGCGACTGATAGAGATTCGACTTATTGAACATATCGTTCATGCGGTTCTGCACCGCCTCAAGCCACAACTTAACAGGGCCATAATCCATCATTTCAGGATCTGGCGTAGCCAGGCGAAACCACGGACGCGCGGGGCTTGTGATGCCTGACATCATGCCGCTGGCGAGAGTGCGCGCCGCCATAGTCCCGGTCGAATCAATAATGCGTGTATTGCGTCGATCGTTACGGTTGACCTCAGAAGTCAGAAAGCGGGAACCACGCGGGTTGATGTAATCACTCAACTCGCGCCAGTGCGGCTCGAACGACTGACGCTCGCTTTCAAGTTGTGCGAACTGTTTGTTCAATCGCTCTTTAGTTGTTTCCGCCATTTCAATGACTCCGGTTACTGACCAAGCAGCGTTTTACCGCTGGTATTAGCGGTTGATGTGTCGCCCTGAGAACCGGTAAGCAGCGTAGAACTACGACCAGCAGCAGCGCGACGGCGACGAGTTTCTTCGTCGCGGGCATCAACAACGGCGGCATCCTGCTCCTGTGGTGCTGCCTGAACTTCTGGTGTTGCAGGCACTGATGGTGAGCTACCCATGCACATATCAATGACTCCGTACGCAATTAAATTATTACCAATTTAACCACATATGATTTATTTATCGTAGGTAGTTGACATTTAACGCACAAATTATTACCTTTCAGGTAACCAAAGAGTTCATTCCGGTTACTAACCTGACTGGCTTGTCGTTAAATTGAACAGGTGGAGTGAGCTTTTATTTTGAGCAGTACGGCGTCTGGCACATGCGCCGATAGCGGTCTGGATACGTTTAAGGGGCACCCTCCCTTGCTCGGGCAAACGAACCAGGTAGCCGGAATGTGCAAGTCGAGCGGTTTTATTCCGCGCACGGGGATTCACCATCCCGGCGATTCGGTGTGACGCCTCGGAAGAGACGAGGGTACAACGATGAGAGCATTTATGGAGCCGCGACAAAGTGTGGCGCCTTAACAGGCTAAGTGCTCTCAGCGTTGTGGCATTAGCTCAGTTGGACAGAGCAACCGCCTTCTAAGCGGTTGGTCGCAGGTTCGAATCCTGCATGCCACGCCAGAATCACGCCTAAGGACCGTGATGCCAGAAGTTCCAGGGGCTTGGCGGTGATGGTTTCCCTTGAAGAACTATCACCGCCCTTTTTACAGCAGGACGCCATTGCGATGACTTCATGCTGTAAACCAGTACAACCACGGAAGGCATAACTCATTGCTTCCAGTTCGCCCGGTTCGCCGGGCATTTTTTTAAGGTGAGATCATGAAGACAATTGATATGTTGGCTAAGTATCTAAATGAATGGCCATTAAAATATTCTCGTATCGTTCAGGCTGAAGACTGCATTTTTTATGGCGTTTTTGCTGGTAATGAAATGCATTACGAAGTAATTCAGAGTGAGGGACTGGCCGGGTTAACTCTTAGCGAAGACCATGGTACTAGCGTTACGTTCCATGACTGGATAACAGCACAACGTTCTGAAATGGAAAAAGGCGATGTGTTTGATATTTCTCGCTCTGTTTGCGCTAAAACAAAAAGTGATAATGATTACATGAGCGAACACTTATACAACATGAAGTTACAATGCCTGCATGCGGCGCTTATTCAGAATAGGCAATTCGATAAAACAAGTGCCATCAATATTGCGGAAGCCATCAACGCTGGATTTGATGCCATTAAGTAACGCTGTGACATGTCACAAACAGCCAGCCGATGAGCTGGCTTTGTTTTATCCTCATCAGAGGATATCAACGACATTATCCCCTCAAGCGGATTAAGCATAGGGATCGTAATCTGTGATGGCCTTGCCTTGCTGGTTCTGCTGCCCGGGAATTCGCAGACGCTTAGACACAGGGAACGCAAACGTCAGCAGTAGCGCATCGCCTTTACCCGGCGAACGCCCAAGCCGCTCCTTGATATCTTCCTTCGGTTCGATAACGATTTTACCGTCCACGCGAACTTTGTACTCTGCCGCCGACAGGTCGTCCGCTGTTTCCTGGTCATCCAGCATGCCGCCCAGCCTCAGCCATGTCTTGCATGAGTTGAACATCTCCCCACGCTTGTTAAGCATCTGCGGATCAGTAGACGCGCCACCGAACGGAACAAGTTGCCATGTACGCCCCCAACCGTCACCGATTGACTTCAGACCGGTACCGTAACCGAAGTCGATGAACACCGCGTCAGCCTGGTACTGGTCTTCAAAGTCAGCGATACGCTTCGCCATAATCAGATCGTCGGTGGTCTTGTTACCAGTCCATAGCACCTTACTGTGCAGCCCCTGCCGCAGGTATATCACCGCGTCATCAACGCCTGAGTATGCCGGGTCAACGCCGATTATCACCGGAGCATGTGCAACCTGCGCAGCGGTGACCACCCGTTTCATTGCCTCGTCAGTAAGTCCGGTAGGGATAAACTGCAATTCAGATGCATCCGGGAATATGCCGCGCACACGGATTTTAACGAAGTCGCTGTCTTCCCCGTAGTCATCAACCCATTTCTGCAACTGCTGTTTGTTAGTGCCTTCCACCGTCCGGCTGTCAATCTGCGCAGTTTTCCAGCGGTGTTTATATTTGCGGAAACATTCGCGGAAACGTCCGGTATTACGCGTCGGGTTTCCGAATGCCACCCAGATAATCTCAGTGTCTTCGTCCGTTAGCGCACCCTCGGCAACTTCCCACACCAAATCCGCAATGTTCGACGCTTCATCGAATACCACGATGATGCGTTTGCGCTCGTTGTGTAGTCCGGCGAATGCCTCAGTGTTGTGCTCAGACCAGGGTATTGCGTCAGCCCGCCACCGCTTGTCGTGCCCTGGGTCATTGCTGTACATCGCGGTAGCAGTACAGGTAAACCAGTCTTTCGTGATAGCAAGGTTCGACCACTTGATAATTTCCGGCCAGGTCTTCGTTCGTAGCTGGTTGTCGGTGTTGGCGGTCACCACGACCTTACAATCCTCGCAAGTGGACATGCCCCAGTTGATCAGCATTGAGATGAATGCGGATTTACCAATACCGTGACCAGAAGCGCGTGCCAGCATAAGCGGCTGATAGCGCGTCTCTGGATTCTGCAGGTGATCACGTATCTCTCGGAACGCATCGGCCTGCCACTGACGTGGGCCGGTAGCATGTGCCAGTTCAGTCCCCTCTTCCCCCCACGGGAACGCATAGAGGGCATAGCCAAGCGGATCGTGAGTGAACCCTGCAATATCCTCGATCAACTGCTCTTCAGGAGATAACGCTGCATCTGTCACTGATTGCCATCCTGACGTTCTTTGAGTCGCTTCCTGGCTGCTGCTATGCGATCAGCAATTGTCACATTCACATTAACATCCAGGCGTTCTTTGAATGCGTTGACGTCGACGTGCTTACCAATCAGTTCGAGGTTCTTCACCTTGTCAGGCCATTTAATTTTTTTGAGGATTGTCTCTATCGAATCCTCGTTCATGTTCATGATGGTCGATGACAGATCAAAGCCACTAAGCGTAGTGCGCCAGATTTTCGGCCACTCGCGGATTGGCTTAAGGCTCCCATCGTCGTTGAGGATGTCGATCACGTCCATCTGGTCGATCTCCACCAGGCGCATGAGAACGTAATCAGCACTGACGCGCATTCGTTTGTTGCGCTCCTCCATCAACTCGGCAATCCGTTTTTGAATGCGTTCATCGCGCATCATGACACTGGCTTTAACTGCCGCTGTATTTGGGGAGAATCCTGCATTAATCGCTGCCTGAGTCTGGTTTTCAGGCGTTTTGATGTATGACTGGCAATAAGCCTCCTGCATTGCTGTTAGTGGCTTAAATTGCGTTGATTTGCGTTTATAGGTTTTAGGTTCAGCAGGCATCATAACCACCGTGGTAATAGTTACCGTTGTGGTAATAGTACCATGCAAAATAAAGCCGCCATAGTTGGCGGCAGTATTCAAAACCATCAAATTCATCATGCATAATCTACTCGTGACATGTCACACTATTAATTTCGTTTCATGCCAGCCTTTAGTCACCCAGCATTGCGAGTCACCATTACACGGGCATGAATTAACTGGAACTCTCTCTCCGCACTTACCGCAACGTTTTCTGCTGATCGATTTTATACGCCCGCGCACGCGTGCATCATCCTGGCGGATCAGTAACGCTATATACTCACCAAATTCGTAAGGCGCACGCCCGGGGCGACGCGTGGCACAGTTACGCTCCAGCATTTCAATTTCCTGAGCATCAAGCACAATCTCCAGTTTACGCACACCAGATGCAGCTTGTCTGGCTCTCTGAGCGGCTTTGCGCTCTGCTGCTGATTTAGCCATCAATATTTACCTTTATCGCGAACACCTTTACCGGTTTATCGCCGAAGTGCGGATGTGTGATTGTCTTGATTTCATACCCTTCATACGGGACGTCTATTCTGCGGCTGGAATCGTCGCGCTTCGGATATCCCTTTGTGATAATCAGGCGGTCATGCTTACGGTTAACGAGGCGCTTTTTCCAGTAGTCATTACACAGGCGATACTCTTCCGTTTTCTCCCCGCGAATCATGGCATCGAAGTATTCACCTTTGACGGCAAGTTGCAGGTTAGCCACGGTTAACCTCCTGCGGCGGTTTTGCTGCAAAATGCGCAATACCTTTATCCCAGATGGATTTTATGGTCGTCCACGTGACTGGTACTTTAATTTCAATTCGTCCGCTCCCGTCACAGGTATCGCAATCATCATCGCCAAAGCATTCCGGGCAGCTTATAAACGTAGTTTCTGAAAATTCACCGGATAGCACACCCTTAGCGCCGTTCTCAGCGGTTAGTTTCTTCGGCACTATAACCCAACCATCCGGAGTTACCGGAGAGTTGCCCGATAGCGCATTTTGCTCCAGTGATGCTTTTACAAACCACGCTGCCTGAACTATTACGCCATGAATCCAGCGCAAATCAGCATCGCGATCGTTCTTTTTCATATTTTCGCCACTTAAAGCCTGGCTTATGTGGCTGCGTACCAGGTCTTCATGTAACGCCTTCGCATCCTCAATGGTGAAACCACCAGGCAGGCGAGCCGGGGTTACATGAGGGTTGCCAGCCTTACGCATGGCCATTTCCACGATTTCAACCATATCTCCTGGCGGAATTTTGCAATGCTGACCAAAGCGCCTCTGCTGTCTGGCATATTCGAGGATGTGCTCCAGCTTGGTACGATTAATCATGATTTATCTCCCTGAAGCATGACGGCACGGCAGGCGTTCCAGCCTCTCACCTCTGCAATAGCGGCAACAGCATCAACCGCGTACATGCTAAGAGGGTTCGGCATTGGTTTTTCTTCCGGTACTACTGGCACTGGCTTGGCTATATATAGCGGCTGAACATACCAACCCTTTGATAACCAACTGTCAGCAATGTTTTTACTCCTCGTTATTGCCGGAATACCTAAGCCATTGTCTGAATGAAGCCACGCCACCGGCTCTGCTTCCAGTGATGCCAGAGCAATTTCATAAGCACGGCGCTCAATATCGTCTCGCACGTCCAGACTGCCTATGCGCTCTTTGATTTCTTTAATCAGTTCTTTGTCGGTAAAAGTGCTCATATCAATCTCCTTTGGTACCAATGTTTACAACCTGGCAGGCCTCTTTGAGCACCCAGTCAACAGCGTCTTTCCATGCTCCGGTTTCGACTGGCGGATTTTCACGCTTAACCTGCTCATAGAAGCGCACTGCTTTAACCAGTCCTTCCGGCACTACTGGCGATGACTGTTTAGCTTCTAAATCAGCAATTCTGTCAACCACGGCATCGACAGCATCTGAAAAGCCGAACCAGTTGCTCCACTCCGGCCTGTTACCGGTTGCTGCAAAGTACATATCATCTAAAGCAGACTCAGCATGGTCACGCTCATTGATGAGTTGCTCTTCGCTTTTCTCCAGTTCAGCAATACGCTTACTTCCATCCGCGATTACTCCCTCGTAATATTCACGCTGCTCGTTGAGTTTTGATTTTGCTGCTTCAAGCTCAACACGCAGTTTCCCTACCGTTAGCGCAATCTCCTCGTTCTCCTGGTCGCGGCGTTTGATGTATTGCTGGTTTCTTTCCCGTTCATCCAGAAGCGCCAGCACGGTTTCTGGTCCGGCCAGAAATTTGAAGGCGTTGAGCGCATCAATATCCACACCGTAATCTTTAAGTTCCTGTTCACTTATCAGAGCATCATCAACTAGCAACATTAACAGGCGTTCCATTGCCGGAATTGCACGTTCCGCCGCCTCACGCAGTGCCTGGTAATTAATTTCGCTCACTGGTTGCCTCCTTTGCTGGGCTTTCGAATGTATCAAACTCAAACAACTTAACTACGTCATCAAACAGGACATAATCGCCATCAGAATCTTCAGTCATGTCAGCGCCACAATCCTGACCGCACGAGTCACAACCACCCATATCAAGCTCGTATCGCTTCAGGTTTGCGATATTTGATAAATTCAGCGCCAGTACAGCCAGGTCATAAACCTCTTCGGCGGTATACCCTGCGCCATGCCCATACATTTCAATGCGGGATATGATTTCTTCTACCCGTTGTTTTGTGATCGTCATTTTTGCTCACCTCCCTGTTCTTCCAGAAAAATACGCATAGCTTCAAGCATCTCTTCGGTGTCATACGGTGACAACTTGTCACGCAGGATGTGTTCAATGCTGTTAATGAACTTGCGGATTGCTTTGCGTTCAATTTCAGCAAGGAATGCGTCGGTGGCCGGGGTGTCTGATTGCAGAGACTTTGCGCGATAGTCATTCCACCCTCTTGCATACATGGGATTAACTTGCACTCCATCTTTTACGCAATATGCCTGCCCTCCACGGTTGATAACCTTGATTTCGTCCATTGCGCCAGACTTCAGCCCCGCATTCTCCGCCGCCAGCACCGAAAACTTCTCGTGCGCCAACTTAACAGCCGAATCAGCCTGCTTAATTGACTCAGTCGCTCTCTGGTGGTCTTCGGCCAGCGCATTAGCACGCACCAGTTGCACTTCCAGTTGCGTTGCCAAATCGCTGATCAGCTTTGCCACACTGCGCATATCAACGGCACCACATTCTGCTTTCAGTTCCGAAGCCATCTCATGCCCGGCGGCAACTAACCCTTTGATATTACTTTCCATCTTTACCCTCGCTTATCCACATAACTTATTGATTACATTGATAACTAAAAAGATCGTCGATTCAGAACTCTTCGATGTTCCAGCCACCACCTGCTTTCTTTGGTTTAACCGTTACCCCGATGATTCGGAACGGATACTGATCTGCGGCGACTTTGGTTTTCACCCTGGCGTCGTCGGTCCAGAAACCTTTCACTTCGTGCAGTTCCATCTCTCCGGTGGCGAGCATCACAGCGAAATCTGGCGTATAGAACGTGTTGTCAGCTAACCGCAGCTTGATACCCTCGAATCGATACCAGGCGATTTCCCCTGCACGTTTACGCAGCTCAAGGTGCTGGCAATACGCAGATTCAGTTTTGTTCATCTGGCCTGTTTTGAGTCGACCAAGAGCCTGTATCTGTTTTCTCATGATTTACCTCTGAGGTAATTAAAAACCACATAAGACATGAAATCAATAGAGTTTATAATATTTTGTTACCTAACAGGTAATTATCGAGGCGTAAAAAAATGCGCTATCGCGCTGGTATTACTTGATAAATCCTGCCGCCTTTCCCCGCCTGTATTCCTCCATCAGCCACTGCGCCGGTGTTATTCCCCCAAGGGTGGCGGCGTTAGGCATGCACCCGAAACTTCGCCCTGGTGGATGGTAAACGTCTCTCCCTGTGTCCGGAGGTGTACTCATGGGCTCTGGCTTTGCCTGTATGCTGATCACCGGATCGGGTATCTGCTGTCCGGAAGCCACCTTTTTCGCCCAATCATCGAGCAGCCTGCGCGCGTGTTTCTCAACCTCACTCTCGCTAAGCTGGCGCTGATACATTGCACGACGGGTATCACATACGACCCAGTACATAACCGGATGCCGCCACGGGAATCTTTCGGGACCACCAGGATATAAACTTTTTTCCTTGCTGTACCGGTGAAACTCCGCCATCACATCGTCAATGGTGACGCCAAGAACCATCTTGCTGTCTTTGCACCACTTGATGAATTGCCCTGGCGACGGCCAGAACGGAGATTCACTGGCGCGGGCGTGGCGCATACCAGCGTTAACCTGTTCCATTGTAGTGATCCCATTCTCCAGAAACGCAAGCATCCATTGCTTACGGAATTCATTAAGTTTGTTCTGCTCCCTTATGGTCGAAACGCTTGCAGGAAATGCAGCCTGTAACTGGACAAATAGTTCATTGAAAATTCTAGCAACCTGCTCCTTTTTGCCATTGCTGTCACGCCGCTCTTCATGCACAGCAACACCATGCTCACGTAAGCGATCGTACTCATTGAGAAGTTCTGGAGTTGATTTCATCCCACACCCCTTCTATCCAGTCAGTGTTATTCCAGTCAAGCTCATCGCTTTTCCCGGCATTTTTTGATTTTCCCCTGATATGATTTACGTGCCTGGCGAATTTTTGTTCCCACTGAACCTGCGTGAACACTTTGCCCTCAGCCATCCAGTAATCCCGGAATGCAGCAAGTTCAGCAGGTGTAAATTCCGGTTCCGGCAGGGCCGTTCCCCACAGCGCAGCACGCCGCCGAAAATCTGGCGACGGTAGCCAGCCATCTGTCATCGGAAATTTCCCGATGGGTTCACTCAGGCCATCCAGAAATTCAGGTTCTGCCACCTGCAACGGCGTACTGTTCGCTTCACTGGTCGGAGCACCCTCGCGCACGTGCGCTATGTGTGGGGTTTTATATATATCTTCCTCTTCCTCTGGTAACTCCTTTTGTAACGCTGTTGGCGTTACTTTTTGCGTTACTCGTTTTCGATGCTCTGCCACTCTTCTATTCGTAAGTGCACGTTTTTTCGATGATTCTCCATTATGTCGCTCAAAGTTTGGAAGAATTAGTTTGCCGTCATGATAAGCAAGCCATCCGACGCTAATGAGGGCGTCAGCAAATCCTGTAATAAAAGCGAGTCTATCAAGTACTCCTTTTGTAACGCTACCAGCGTTACCGTCTATTGTTTGCTGGTCAGCCCATGCCCATATACGAACCAGCTTTCCAAGAACAGCATCTGGATCAATACCCAGAATTTCTGCTATCTGAAAAATTTCAGGTTTATCAGGAGTGATAACTTCAACCTTAATCCAGCTGCTTGCCATAGGTTTCCCCTCTTGCACTCTTTAGTGCACAAGCAAATTCATTACGATGGCGGTTGGCGCTATTCATTGCACATTCAACACATGTTCCGTTCAGAACATACCTTTCAGAGAGATGGCCGTGACGGCACCGCTTTCCTGTGAAATAGCGATTTAACCCGGCTTTTGCGGCCTCCATTCTGGTTACTATCTTCAATTTTTCCGCCCCTTTTTGTTATTGATATTGGCTATTTTGCACAATTGGAAAATTTGATCAACCAGATTTGGTTTTTTATTACCTTTGAGGTACGAATAGATATGAAAAGACCGCCGGGTGGCGGTCTACAGAGGGTTGTAGCTGGATATCATGAGTAGAAGAAGTATGCCAGTTCTGCTTTTGAGCGCAGCCATTGTCTTGTTTTACAGGCTTTAAAAAGCCCATTCATCAATACTTTACCTGGCATTTTGCGCTTACCTGTTAAGTGAGTCTGGATATAGTGACTCGTCGTTCCGGCTTCCTGTGCGAAGGCTTCACGCTCATCCGGAGTAAGTGCAAGCCAGTGCTTTTTGAAATCGAAATGTCCGTTATCGCTCATAGCTATTGCCTGATATTTATTTCAGATAATAAATATTCACCCATAAGGTAACAAAAATCAAGGATAGTTACCTATGAGGTGCATTTACCTGTTGGGTAATATTGCTTTAAATTGAATCATCTACTGATTCATATATGAGGCGATTTTCCAGAAAATGAAAAGTATCCAGGACGTCCGCAGGCAAAATCTCAACGACTTGATCGACCGTGAATTCAATGGTGTTCAGACGCGGATGGCAGAAAAACTTGGAACTCAGGCAAATCTGGTAAACCGCTGGGCTCTTGGCAAGAAGGTTATCGGCGACCAGGTTGCGCGAAAAATTGAAGCTGCCGCCAATAAACCACGTAACTGGCTTGATATCGATCGCTCGCTTTCTCAGGAAGGTTTTCAGCCTGTCGGCCCGAGCGATATAGGTCAGCTGGCGGCTCACAACCTGGAACGCTGGATGAGCGAAAGCCGCGACCTTTCAACACAGGGAAAACTTCACCGCGCATCCGGCGTCGCCCAGGTGACAATCAGCCGCCTGTTAAACAATGAGGTCAGCGTTTCCATTTCCACCCTGGAGAATGTTGCATCCGCATTCGGGCGTCACGGCTATGAATTACTGATTCACCCGCACGACCCTGCGACCATCAACTATGACCGCTCGCGCTACGCATTGTTACCCGAAACTGAGAAAGCAAAGATCGAAAGTTACATTGAATTTGTCATCAACCAGAACGAAAAAAACAAACAATAAAATCATATTTTTCAGTAAGTAAGCCGCCTTCTGGCGGCTTTTTTATTGCCTATACTATTACCTAATGGGTAATTTTTTTAACTCATATCTATTGACATCAAACCAAATACGCATAATTATTACCTCAACGGTAACAGACCGAGGTAACAAGTTATGCAGTGGAAAATCATCAACGGTTGGTACTGCGTTACTGCATGCGGATTCATGAGCTGGAAGTTCCGCACCTTACAGGAAGGCATTAAGTGGGCTTTCGTCAGCAAAGAAGCTCGCGATGTGGCCAACGATAACGAGATATGGGAGGGCTGATAATGAACGTTAATCAGCAGAAAAATCTTCAAAAAATCATGCTGGCATTCGACAAGGACTACCGCCTGTCAGAACAGCTATATGACCGACAAGTTGAACTGATTGAGAGCATCCGACTTCATCAACTGTCCTCAACTTTCGACGTTGTAACAGGCAAAGGCGTTCGTCAGGAAGTGCTGGAGGCTGCTAAAGACAGCCCTGAGTTCGAAGAACTGATGGATTCCTACCGGCGCGAGGCAATGGCAATTATCGCCCGCTGGGATCTGGCGGATCAGCTTGATGGGCAGAGGGACGCGGCATGAAACCGGGAATTTATTTCGACATCAGCAACGAAGACTACCACGCCGGTGACGGCGTGAGTAAGTCGCAACTGGACATGGTTGCCAAGAATCCGGCGCTTCTTAAATGGGTTCAGGCAGCACCAGAAGACGAAGAGAAAAAGTCTGCACTGGATATGGGAACCGCATTGCACTGTCTGCTTCTGGAGCCTGGAGAATTCGACAAACGCTTCATTGTTTCACCGAAGTTCGATCGTCGGACGAAACAAGGTAAAGCTGACGAAGAAGCATTTCTTCGTGATGTAGCGGATATGGGGATTACGGTACTTGATGCCGAGCAGTGGCGGAAACTGGAGCTGATGCGTGATAGCGCAATGGCTCACCCGGCGGCACGCTGGATGCTGGAAGCACCTGGTTACTGCGAAGCATCAATGTACTGGAATGATGAAGAGACTGGTGAGTTGTGCCGCATTCGTCCAGACAAATGGCTGAACGAGCACAACGTGATCGTCGACGTGAAAAAGGTTGCAGATATGGATCGTTTTGCACGCCACATCGAGGAATTCCGCTACCACGTGCAGGACGCAATGTACCGCGAAGGAGCGATGAGGGTTACTGGTCAGTCGCATGGTTTTTTCTTTCTTGCCGTGAGCGAAAGCATTGATTGTGGTCGGTATCCGGTACGCGTGTTCGAGCTGGATGCGCCGGATGTCGATGCCGGGCACGCTCTGTTCCGCCGGGATCTGAATACCTATCACGAATGCCGCATCAACGATGAATGGGGCGGCGTGGAAATTATTAAACGCCCTGACTGGGCACGTAAACAGGATATGTACGTATGAGCAATGATATCGCAATCACATCACAACCAGGCGCAACTGTAGGTACTGCTGCGGCAATCTTCAGCCCGGAGGGCATGAATCAACTGGTGCGTTTCGCGGAGTTGATGTCACAAAGCAAAGCGACTGTACCGAAACATCTTGAAGGCAAACCTGCCGATTGTCTGGCGGTGACCATGCAGGCGGCACAGTGGGGAATGAACCCTTTCGCCGTGGCGCAGAAAACGCATGTGGTAAACGGAACGTTAGGCTACGAAGCACAGTTGGTAAACGCGGTCGTATCCTCTTCCAGCCTGCTAGCGACACGCCTGAATTATCGCTGGAGCGGTGACTGGTCGAATGTTAACGGCAAAACAGATAAATCACCGAATCTGACGGTAACTGTGTCAGCAGTTCTTAAAGGAGAAGCAGAACCCCGTGAGCTTACCATCAGTATGGCGCAAGCCGGAGTGCGTAACTCTCCATTGTGGGAACAGGATCCGCGCCAGCAGCTTGCCTATCTTTGCACGAAACGATGGGCTCGCCTGCACGCTCCTGATGTGCTTCTCGGTGTTTACACCCCTGACGAATTACAGGAAACGGCACCGCGCGTTGAGCGAGACATTACTCCGCAAACGACTACTGCTGCGGGAATGAACAGTCTGATCAACGCTAAACCAGTGAAAAAGCATGATGAGCAAACGCGTAAAGCGGATAGCCGTGATCCAGAAGAAATGCTGATGGCCTTTACCAGCGCAGCGATGAATTACAGCACCGTCTCCGAACTGGATAAGGCTTACAAATACATTGCACAAAAACTTTCAGATGATGACGAACTGCTGGCAAAAGCCACCGACGTTTACAGCGTTCGTCGGGAAGAATTAAACGAAACATCTATGTAACCACCACCGCGGTGCCACACGCGCCGCACTGCAACCAAGAGAGGTATTTATGAAAGGTGCATTAGGTAAGAAGGAACTCCTGGCGGTGGTGCCACTGTCATGGAGCACTATCGACCGTATGGAGCGCGCAGGGGAATTTCCTAAACGCTGGTATATCACTGACAAACGCTGCGCATGGAACCGTGACGAAGTTGAGCGTTGGCTTGATGAACGTCAGGCAGCAAGCCCGGCAGAGTTCCAGGGTAAAAAACCTCCTGTTCAGCAACGTGTATATCGTCCCGTGAGCAACGCTGCATGAGTGCGCTGCTAAGGCACTGGATCAAATGGTCAGGATGGTACTTATTCCTGGCCTCTGTTTCAGCATGGCTTTATCTGCTGGCATTAATTTTCAGAGAGGGTTGGATTAAGTGAGAAAGTTAAGCCGACTTGAAAAATATCACATGAATAAGGTTTCAATGCGCAGTCCGTCAAAGATTGTCGCCGTTACTCCTGCGGCGATAGAGATCGAAAAACGCGCGATTGAAAGAGAGAAAAAAGGGCAGTTCCGCATTGCCGCTCACCTTTGGCTTCAGTGTATGGATGTTGCTTCTGGTGATGTTGAGCGTGCAAGGATCGCGGTTCGCAGGGACCAATGTATCACAAAAGGTAACGGCCTTCGCCGTGGAGACTATAGCGGTATAGGATGTTGCGGGGTGGTTTATGACTAAGAAATACACACTAATCTATGCAGATCCACCCTGGGTATACCGGGACAAAGCCGCAGATGGTAATCGCGGTGCCGGTTTTAAATATCCGGTTATGAGTGTGCTGGATATCTGCCGCCTTCCTGTGTGGGATTTGGCCGATGAAAACTGTCTGTTGGCCATGTGGTGGGTGCCAACACAACCACTCGAAGCACTAAAAGTTGTTGAAGCCTGGGGATTCCGTCTGATGACGATGAAGGGCTTCACGTGGATAAAATGTGGTAGTCGACAACCAGATAAACTGGTTATGGGTATGGGACACATGACTCGCGCCAATAGTGAAGATTGCCTGTTTGCGGTAAAGGGAAAACTACCTACGCGCATTAATGCAGGGATCGTTCAGTCATTTACCGCACCGCGGCTTGAGCATTCAAGAAAGCCAGATATCGTTCGTGAAAAACTTGTGCAATTATTAGGCGATGTTTCTCGCATTGAACTGTTCGCCCGCCAGACGTCTCATGGCTTCGATGTTTGGGGTAATCAGTGCGAAGACCCGGCAGTGCAACTACACCCTGGATACGCGTTGGATATTGGCGGATTAACAAATGCATTCAGCAATGCTCCGCTGTCACCAACAGACAACCAGGGGCGGGAGCGTGCTGCATGAACAGGGCATCACCAGCAGATTTAAGAAAATGCCTTGAAACTGCAAACATGCTTGCACACAGCGGGATCAGGTTTGTTCCAATTCCCGCTGTCACTGATGCTGAATTTGCAACACTGTCAGCAATATTCGAAAACAAAATTGAATCACTGGCAGCAGAAGCAGAGATGGAAGAAAATCAGCAGAACTATTAAACGTTATTCCCCCGCCATCCACTTCTCAAACTTCGACGGGGAGAACGGAATCAGATCCGTATGCTCCCCGTCAATCCATGAATCAATCATATCGGCCCACTGCTGCAACATGTAGGCGCGCTGTCTGGCGTATTCCGCTTTGTTATATACGGCGCGCACACCTTTCTGCTCATGTGCCAGAGCCTTTTCAATCCAGTCTGAAGGATAACCAGCCTCATGCAACAACGTACTGGCTGTACGGCGCATATCATGTACAGTGAAGTCCTGAATATGCTCACCATCTTCATTTATTATTTTCACCGTTCTGTCGATCAGAGAGTTCAGCGCGGCATTAGATAATGGCTTCCGGAAATTGTAACGACCAGGAACCAGATATTCACTTCCACCAGCGCACATCTGCAACCCGACCAATATATCCTGTGCCTGTTTAGGCAGGTAAATAACGTGCGCCCGGCTTCCCTTCATGCGGTCTGGAGGAATTGTCCATGTCCATTTTTTAAAATCTATTTCATCCCACGTTGCATTGGTGAATTCGCCCTTACGAACCATAGTGATAAGCACCAGTTTTAAAGCCATTTTCATAGTGCCCATAGCACCAATGGCATCCAGCGTGCGGAAGAACAGGCCAATTTCTTCTGGTGTCAGTGTTCGCTCTCGTGGTTTAAATATGGCGATAGACGAAGGTTTAATGTCAGCCGCAGGATTAAACAAACCATGACCACGGTCATTGGCGTGACGGTATACGCTACTGATGATCTCCCTGGCCTGCACTGCTGTTGCCCGGCCACCGCGTTCGACAATCCGGTCACACAAATCACGAACCATCGATGTGGTAATTTCAGCCATCATTTTATTGCCAAGAACCGGAAGTATGTCACGGTCGATCACCGCCTGTTTCATTGCGCGGGTACTGTCAGCCAGGATGACGTGTTTCATATAACTGTCGGTATGTACCGCAAACGTCTCGGCACCACGAATCTTTTTGATACCGTCACGTTTAGCCGCAGCCGGTGACTGGCCTGCTTTAAGCAGCTTCTTTGCAGCAATCAGTTCTTCCCGCGCTTCTGCCAGGCTGATACCGTCACGCCCATACTGCCCGATTACCAGTGTTTCGCGGCGACCGTTGATACGGTAGTCATAGCGAAACGAGACCGTACCTGACGTAAGCACAGCTACATACAGCCCGTCACGATCGGAGACTTTGTATAGTTTGTCCTGCGGCTTGAGGTTTTTTAATTTTGTATCGGTAAGCACAATTCACCCGTATAGAAACCATTTTCATGACGGTATGAGAGTATACCTTTAAGGTAATACCGTCACCTGTACCGCCGAAAAATATGGTATAGAGTGAATAGAAATGAATACATAAAAACAAAAACCCTCTGTAAAAACAGAGGGTTGAGTTAGTGTCTGAATAGGAATGATTTGCTATGAGTTAGCTGTTAA